AGTTCTAGCTAACTGTTCCTAGTACAGTTCCTCCAGATGTACCAGTACAAGGACCACAACAGCTTTGTGGCGTGTAACCAGGACAAACTGATCTATAATCAACCGAAGCATATCTCAACGTTAGCTCGATTGTTGACTCTTCGGAACTAGAATAGTCTAGTTCTCCAAAGTTCATGGCTGTTGGCCACATATCGTTCAATACCCAAGTTTCGAGAACGTTTCCACAACCGTCAAACAGGTTGAGCGTTCCACGACCAGAGTAGTGAATTCTTTGAGATCCCTGCTTAAGGGCGACAGGATCTGTAAATTCATAGACACTGGCAAGCCAGTTCCATAAAGGTGCGTTATCTATAGTAGCAACGTCATAGTATGTTACTGTAATTGTTTCCCAAGTCGCTTTGCCTGGAATAAAGGTCTTAGCGTTTTGGAAATTAATTTCCGTTTCTTCAATTGATAGGTTTGGTCTCGAAGCGATTTTAACAAAGTGTTCTTCAACGGATTGTCCACCGCAAATTTCATCTACACGAAAAGTCCAACGGAACTTTCTCTTGAAGATCAATTGAGAACCACCTAATTTTCCAATTCCCATGTTTGCCATAATGTTAATTCTCCTAAATATTTAGATGATTTTTATTTCAACAAATACCCCCTGCTCAGGACGAGCAGGGGGGATCTATCTATTTTTTAGAACGTGTCAGCATTCTCTGCGAAGCTGCCAGTTCTGTGAACGCTGAATTCTATAAACATAAATTCAACGGCTCTTGTTGGTTGAACACCGATTCTCGCTCGGAACTCATTTCGATCTATTACATCTGGTGTGTTAAGCTCTTCATCGGCTTGGATGATGAAGTCGGTTAAACCACGACCAATTTGAACTTCTCTAAGAATTTCAGTTGAAATGTCAACAAATCTTTGTCTAAAGACTTCGTCATGTGGATCGAAAAGTAAACCTCTCGAAGCTTGTCTAATTCTCTTTTCAAGAACAAAGAGAAGCCTTCTGACATTAACACGATCCAGTGCTGTAGGTCTTCTTTGAAGAGTCTTTTGACCCCATACAAGGAAACCATCAAAATCGCTAAAGTTCACGATAGGATTAACAGCGTTTCTATTTCCGTACATTAAGTCTCTTTCTTCAAGAGTTGGACGGGAATAAACATCTGAAATTCCAGGAACGATACCACGATTTGCACCAGCGGGAGCAAACCAAGGTTCTGCTAATTGATCACTTCTTGCATAAACTGCCATCACTGACCCAGATGGTGGAACCCAAACATCTACTCTATTGAAGTTGTCTCTTACCTTGACCCAAGGCCAGTAAAGAGCACCAAAGTCACTATCAAATCTAGTAGTGTTTAGAGGGTGAGCACCGTTCTGCCATTGAACTATTTCATCAACAGTTAGACCGAATGGTGGGTCTATCAACGCCAGACAATCCTGTCTAAAGTTTTCACAAACGTCCAGCATAGCAAGAACGATTGATGTAGATGGATGACCTGGAACAGCAATCAAATCAATGTCGATTTGCTCTGGCTCAGATAAGGCATAAAGCCCACTGTATGACAGAGAGTTTCCAATGATTAGAGCATCTTGATCGTCTGGATCTGATGGAATTCCATCACTACCGCCTGCAAGGCTGTATGTTCCATCCAGTGGCGGTGCAAGAGTGGCTGTGTTGTCTTGAACACGAACCCAATCTGATACCAATGTCAGGAATGTTTCTACGTAGAACCTACTAGAGGAATCTTTAACAAGGTTGCCCCAAGATTCTACTTGATTGGAATCATTGTAGACATCCATAGTGAAAACGCCTTCTCTAGTATCGTTTTTAATAACGACTTGAGTTGCGTTTCCATCAACACCAGCACTATCTGCTGTAAGGGTGAAACTGTTAGTACTGGCAACAGAGTTTCCAGTTACAATTCCGTATGTTTCAACAGCAGCATCTCCGCTTACACCAGATGGGCTTGCACCCTCTGCTGTGACACCATCAAAATCAAACAATGAAGCAGCGGTGCTTTCTGTTTTGATTAAGAGTCGTGCGTCTCGTCCGTGATGCAGAGTTTGAAGCGTTAGGTTGTCACCAGTTGCAACAGCTTCAAATCCGCCAGGAATATCTCCATTAGTAATTTGAAGATTGATTTCCGTTAGAACTTCAAGAGTTGTTTTTTCTGCACCTTCTAGAACGGCCAAGTCAACAACTTGAACCACATTGTCGATAAGAACATTGTCTGTTCCGTCAACAACAATTAAAAGCTGAAGATTAGAAAGACCAGTGAAGTCCCATTCTCCTGGTCCTTGATATCCATCTACTGGATATCTGTCTTCGCCAGAAGTAGAAGCAGCAATAGTCATTCCTGTTCCTAGTCCTGTTACAGAACTAGAACCACCATAGATAGCATCTTGAACAGATACCAGTTCTAAAGAAGCGTCTGGTCCATATGCGAATGTGCTTTCGACTGCAATTCTATTTGATCCGTCGCATGTGAACTGAATTCCGTCAACTGTTGAATCGAGTTGATCATTTAAAGCTTCTGCCAGATCTTCACATGTGTATGGGCCTGGTGTTGTTCTGTTGGCGTCTGCCAACACAACCAAAGTTTTAGATGCTAAAACTCCATTCAGTTTCCAGCGGAAAAATGAATCGTCGCCAAACGAATATGTTTCTGCTGTGTCTGATTGAATTATGATTTGACCACCTGCAACAGGTACGTCAAATTCAGCAGTAGTGGCACGTTCGTCACTGACTGCGTCTTGGTCGCCAACTCTAACTACGTATAGTTCGTTAGCAACTAATAAATATTGCTCGGCAGCGTAAATCAAGTAGGGATCACCACTCTCAGGATGTGGATATCCAAATACTGTGTGTAGTTCTCTACTTGTTCTCACAACAGTAGGAATATTAATTGGGCCTTTACTTGCAAACCCAACTAATCCTGCTCTGTGAAAAGACTGCTCAGGAGCAATAAAAGATAAATCTTTTTCAGCAATTCGAACGCTTGGTGAAATTGTGTTCGAAGGCGGAAATCCCCTTAATATCGCCATAGTGTTATTCTCCCTTACTCAATTTGTCTGATATTTTTCGTGTTGAAATCAAGCCATCTTGTTCTGCTTTGTCAACATAATCTGTTTTTCTTTCGTCTGCTAAGAATCTAACATTTTGATTTTTACCAATTCCAGGAATGTTAAGGCATGTGAAAGAGTTAGTTTTTTTCGTAGAACGAACTACTAACTGTACCGGCCATCTTTTCTTATTGGTTATTTCAATCATGATAATTCCTCAACAGCATCTTCTAGCCTATTGAATACCTCAGTAATTTCTTCTTGCTTGGTGCTGTTGAAAATATTTGTTTTAGTTTTCAACACTGCCTTGCGTCTAGTAATAGGCTGAGGTATATATGTTTCAGCCGTCAGATTAAATTGATATTTTACAACTCTAATGTTTTGATCTCCTGGTTCAACGTCTAAATTGTTAGCTATTGAATCTAGTTTTACCCCCGTTTCCCACGGGACTCCTCGTACTTTTATATATGCAATTGGACTAAATTTCAAAAGTAATTGCTCTATAATTTGATTCATGTCCTCAATGTATAGGGTCCACGCATACAGGGTGAAGCCAACATCAATCGGAATCCCCCTTGCAGTCCCAAACACAGTATCTCTCTCATGCTTTTCATTCGTTGTAAATCCAGGCTTTCTGTCTGGTCTGTATCTTCTCATCCAATCTAGGGCTTTGTGATATGTGTATCTGTCTTGATTGAATTGCAAATCTGATGAGTATATTGCGAGCATAGGGAGCTTGATTCTGTCTACGACTAGACTGTTGTCTTTTCTAACATTGTCCTGCATCATTGCTGCAACAGCCCTTTCTTGCGATGCCCAAATGATTGGAACGGGATGAGACTTTCCATCCTCATCGATTACGACTATATCTTCAAAGAGTTGCTTGACCGCTTCGTCTGCACCTCTTAGCCCTTTTGCATATCTAACTATTGTGTTTCTATCTGGGTTGTCTAAGTCATTTACAATATTCCCGCTTTGCATCGGGTCGCAGTTTGCCGATTCTCCAATGCCGGTTTTCTTGTTGCTTGCATCTTCTAGCCAACTCACATCAGTTCTGTCATTGATCGATCTATCGTGTTCATCTGCACAATATTCTGGTGGTACATCATTCAAAATGCTTGCCTGTTTAATTGGCTTCTCATTGCATTCGTTTAATGATTTTTGATTTTGATTTCCTGAGTTGATTATTTTTGCCATACCTGATAACCTTTTAGTTAGTTATGCTTTCATTTACATAAATGAGAATCCAAATGGATAAATTAGAAATTAAATATAGAACATATTTCAAAGGAGTTCCTCCCAAGAAGATTAAACTCAAGATACCAGGCTGGTCTGGGAGCAAGGAACATGGCGATGGGTCAAAACCTCAGCCTTGGCACTGTGTTCCATTTGTCGAAGGGTCTACTTATGGTTTGGAATTGATTTATCCATTTGAGACGGAATGTGTAGTTACAAAAAAAGATGGAAAAATTAAATTTTTAGGAGACTTTTCCAATGAGTCTCCTTGGAGCGAAAGCGGAGATCCTCCATTTTCATCCTTTGCGCAGGACCACTATGGGTTCACGTCCTCTTTAAATTTAAAACCTCCCGAAGGGTTCTCAATTAGAATCGAACCACACCCTAGATTTTTCACAGATACTTCTGGCACAGTTCCTATTGCTGTGCCAGGGCATATACAGAGGTGGTGGCCAAGAATATTTTTTGTAGTTTTTAAATCTCCAAAAGAAGGAGAAAAGCATATATTTAAATGTGGAGAGCCTTATGCAAGTTTGTTAGTTGTTCCAAGCAAGATTGATTACGATCTTAAGAAGATGAGCGAAAAAGAAGTTAATTCTATGAATTTGCGTGATAGTAGAATTGTAAATTCAAAAAAAAGTATTTGCAAACATAATTGGCATGACCATGTTGGAAACAATTTTGATGACAAGTATAAACAGTTGAATAAAATATGCGGCATTCACGGGGAAGAACATTTAGACGAATACTTAAGAAGCATCCAGTGCCCTAAAAGAAATACTAAGTTAATAGGAAATTTTGTAAAAGTAAAAAATGAGACACTTCAAAATAAAAAAAAGAAAAAATAGGAAACCAGTTTTTATATGGGGAAATAGAGGAAGTCTGGCCAATCCAAAATTTCCTAGAATAATTTTTTGGAAGATTAACAAGCCAGAATTTTTTGTTGAATTTACATTTAAAAATTAAGCAGCTTGTTTCATTGCTTGAGCATATGAAATAATTGTTTCTGCATCCGTGTCTTCGGGTAAATGTTTCTCTAAGTTCATGACATGCTTTTTAAGACTCTCAATATCTACTACTGAAAACAAACCAAATGCATCTTCCATGTCTTTTGGTCTGCCTGTTGTGAGTTTCATAATCGCAAGCACAGACGGATCTGCTACTTTAAATTTTACTCCTCCAATGCTTGCCGTTTGAGATGTGTCCATTAAATATTTATTCAAACCTGCGTTGCCAACATTTGCGTCTAAAAAGTCAGCATCTAACTCTGGTGCCTGTATTCCTCCAAAATCGTTTCCCGTAAGTGGAGCGTGAATCATGTTGTTTCTTCCAAGGGCTTCTTTGACTTTTTCTATATTATCTGTTAAAAAATCAACGTCAGTTTTATTTGGTCGATCTATATGATGATGGCTGTATGCCATACCTCCAATCAATACCCCAGATAGTTGGTTGTCTACTATAAATTGCATTGCACTTTGTGTTTTCTTCAAAGCGTCTGGATTTTGAATTGCCATCTCTTTGTATAAACTTTTTGAATCAAACAAAAAAGAAGTTGACAAATCTACTTGAGATTCTATAAAATTTCTAAAACTCATTGTCCAAACTCATTTATCTTAAAATCGGGTTTCTTTTGAGTAACCTTGCCTTCTCCTGTTGTCGTAGATTCTTGGAATCTTTGACATAAGATTTGCAGACGAAGCGAACCCCATAGCTTGTATTCGCCTGTCATTCTTTGAACGATAACCCAGTCCTCACGCAAGTGGGGGGTATGTAATCTGGACCCTATTTTTGGAGGATGTCCGATCTGTCTGAGTACGGATTTATAATTAAATTCAAACATCATCTCGTCGGGAGAGTCAAAACCAAACGCACTCATGTAATTCTGTGAAGGAATGGGTTCATATATCCCGTAAAGTTGTATAGGGTTGTTAGAGAAAATCTTTCCTCTATCTTCCCAATACAAAGGGTCAACAGTTCCAGACTGGATAAACACTTCATGATAAAGGATGGGAGATCCGCCCATGCGTATAATTTCCTCGTCCCACATGTTGAAAAGATCATGTTCTGGGTTTTCTGGGTCAAATTGTTGAATGTCTCCAACAGGCTTGTAAGGCGTTCCGTCTTGATTTCTTAACATGAAAGTATATATGATTATGAGTAGCAAAACAGTTCAAAGAAGAAGACACTTGGCAAAAGCTGTGACTTGGAGAATTATAGCCACGTCCACAACGTTTGTAGTTAGCTGGATTTTTACCAACGATGTAAAATTTAGTGCAGGAATCGCAACTATAGATTCTTTTCTAAAGTTTTTCTTTTACTACTTTCATGAAAGAACTTGGCTTAAGTCCAAGTGGGGCATTATAGAAAGGAAATGATCATGTTGACCCTTGGGTACTTTGCAATAGCTATACTTGCAATTAGTCATTGGCTACAGGTCTGGAAAATTCACAAACACAAGGAAGTCAGAGATATATCTGTTTGGACTTATGTGTTTTTGCTTTGTGGATATTTCATACTGGCTACAAAAGCTTATTTAGACTATTCTCAAGGTAATGGCGACATTCTTTGGTTTTTTAGACAAATGGCCACCATTGCACCTGTTTCAATTGTGATATTCCAGATTCGGTTCCACAGGAAAGATCGCTGGCATGACGATCTAGACCCATATTGTGCTGGTTGCGGGCAAGAAATGGAACTAGATTGGGAACATTGCCCTTGGTGCTCTTGTAGCGACAGGCATCGCATCAAGATTAAGTCTTAGGCTTACATGTAGCGATAGTCTGGCAACTTATCCGACATGCTCAATGCTTGTGCAATTACTTGGTGCATGTCATAATACATATAGCTCCCAAGGCGACCCCCAAGAATAATGTTGCTTTCTTTAGCTTGCTTTTTGTATTTTTCATATATTTTAACATTCTTAGAATCCCTCACAGGATAATATGGAGTTTTACTTTTGTCATATGTGTCTGGGTATTCATGAGTGATTACACTTTTTTTACTTTCTTTAAATTCGAAATGTTTGTGTTCAACAATTCTTGTATAAGGGATGTCCTCATCTGTGTAATTCATAACAGAGCACCCTTGAAAGTTTCCGTTCTTTGCAAATTGGTTGTTATTTCCGAATTCCGAAACAATTTCATGAGAAAACTTTAAAGATCTGTATTCCAACTCTCCATGTCTATAGTCAAAAAGTTTATCAGGCATTCCTGTGAATATTATTTTCTTTGCAGCAGAATCTAATTCTTTTCTGTTCTCAAAGTAATCTACATTTGTTTGAATTTCAATTTTTTCATGATCAATCATGTTTTCAAACATGGCAGTATATCCATTGGATGGTATGCCTTGATACTTGTCGTTGAAATACCTGTCGTCATAGTTTAAACGAATTGGTAGTCTTTTTATTATGAAACTAGGAAGTTCTGAAGGTGGTCTTCCCCACTGTTTGGTTGTATATCCCTTTACAAATTTTTCGTATAATTCTTCCCCCACCTGAGAAAGAATCCAATCTTCTAAGTTTGGATTAGATTT